TGAACAACTGGGTAAGAAGTGGCTTGATATTGACGGCAGCACTGACGCTATTGATAGCGTTCATACCGACACCACCGGTGCATATCCACGTGGAGATAGAGAAAGAGCCAACAGTGGCGAGGACGAAAGCAACGATGGAGGAAAAGCGTGAGAACAGAAGAATCATCAAGCAATATAGTAAAGCTCTCGGCTATACGGGCAAGCAGACATCGTGCCTCCTCACCTTATGGACCCGTGAAAGCAGGCTTGACCACCTCGCAGATAACCCAAGATCAACAGCTTACGGAATTGCTCAACTCCTTAGAGAGCGTAGTAGAGAGCCTGAAATTCAAGTCCTTCACGGCATACGATACATTAACCATCGCTATCGAGGGAGTGCGTGTAGCGCTCTCGCACACTCAGACCGAAGAGGTTGGTACTGATGTATAGATACTGGCTACTCTTTGGAATCAAGAGAGGGTGGATAAGTCCACCTTACTGTGCCACGCACGATGGTAACTACGATTATATGACTGAGGAAGAGAGAGCTGAGTGGGATGAAGGTGGCGATCCTTGCCACGTAACTCTATCTGTATTACAATAAGCTCGCCTCCTCTTGGAAGCCTAGCCCTCACCGAGTTATCCTCTTTCGCGGTGGGGGTTAGTGCTTTCTACCCACCATTACTATAAAACCCTGGACCCTTGAAGGTGACGGCGGGCGAGGACCAACTGCGAGACATAGACTGATGGCAATCAGTACACATAGGATTGATGATCTCAGCGTGGATAGACTGCTCGATCTCCCTGGTACTACCACACTCACACGTGAAAGCATAGATCATAGTTTCACTGCTTTTGGATAAGGTAATACTTGATATCTTAATTTATTTACGAGTTCTTTTTTTCTGGTTTTGCTAGCATTAAAATAAATATATCTATGTTTTCTAGGTCTATCTATAAAGTATACGTTATCTGCACCAAACTTTTCGATGACTTCTTTGTTGGTCAAACCATTGGCATAAGTAGCGTGATGTTGATGTTCAAGACCTTTAACTTTAGGGTCTCTGAATTTTGCAGACAAACCAGTATAAATAAAATTACACGCTTGATAAACAATACCAACGTGTTGTTGAGAGGTATCAGCAAACGAAACAATTATTTCTTTATTAAGCAAGGATAAAGTATTACTAATAAGAAAACTTTCTCCGTTTTTTGGAACTTCGTCCTCAACCCATAATCTGTTTAACTCATATACATTTTGGGCTTCATCTGGACCGCATATACCCTTTAATAAAGTTGAAGATGGACTAACACCATAAACAACAACACCAATAGGTACTTCAGATCCGTTACGAAATAAACCAAAAGCATAACTACAAGGACATTTTCTATGTAAATAATGTTTTTCAATTACAATATCCATAGCGGTTTTATATTCAATTCTTTTAACATAAAAATCTTTTTTAGATATCATAGCTTTACCGCCTCTTCTATATCTAAGTAACCTACCAACTTATCTACCTTGGACTTGTTAGAAAACTCTGAGGTGGCAGGCATACGATGTGTAACCCACTCAGGCTCAGGTATATCCATCAGATCAAAGGAGTAGATACCTAGCGGAGTGGAGTTGATGTAGAAGGGGATCAGGTCACGCTCTGCTGACTGAGTGATGAGCTTGCGATACTTCATCTCTTCAATTAACAGTGTGGGGTAATGAGTATAGCGACACTTGAGTTCGATGTAGTGTCCGGCCTTGGCACTGATGCAGTCAAAGGAATCATAGATTCCAGGACTACGCTCTAGGTCAGGGTACATACCACCTTTAAGATGGTCGAATAGTTCTTGCTCTTTCATCTGAAAGGTGTCTCCCCGCCTAGCTCTTCTTGCAATCTACGCAGTGAGTTAGTAACCCTGCGATCAGCAGTAGATACTGCACACTCTAGGTACGATGCTATCTGTTGCAGCGTAGCGTTATCGTGGTAGCGCATACGCAGTACAGTTCTATCCTTCTCATCTAATTCAAGGAAACACTTCTTAATATCAATCAGGCTAGCAAGCAAGTTGCCACCTTCTGCTGGGCTGGATGATCCGCGTGGTTGCCCATCCTTGATCATCTCTTGTGCCTGCTCTAACACTGTGCCATCTATAACTGATGCAATAACAAAGGGTAATAGTTGGCCAAGCATCAAGGTTTCATAGTAAGCCTCGTCCTGTAACTGATAGCCGGACTTGTTAGCCTTCTCCTTGCGTGCATAACGTTCTGCTACACGCTTCATCTGCCAAGCGATACGTCTTTCATTATGTTCTAACTGCTTCACATCTTCAATGCTCATCTGCTCAGTGATGTAATCATTACGTGTGATAGCCCAAGCCACACACTCTTGAGCTATATCATCTCTTTCAACCCAATGCTTGTAGCGCCGGTGAATTGCATAGGCAACTGACGGCGCTAACTCATAGACAATAGGGTGCAGTTCACTCACAGTCAGTAATTTCAACCTCTGGCCATACATTATCTAAGACCATCATTGCAATAGCAGAGTAGTTTAATAGATCAAGGAATGAATCACGCAAGGACTCATTGCTAGGCTGCACGCCTGAGTCGAGCAGGTTATTGATGCGAGCTATCTTATCCCACATACGTACACGCAAACCATTAAGTGGTCCACCTGGTGAGTGAGCAATATTCTTTGGGCCGTAGTCGTGGTGCTTACGAATGAGTAAGTTACCTGCTGTATCCATAATGCGCCAGACATCTGCAATAAACTCTGGTTCTATCTTGTCTCGATAGGTCGTATCAGCATAGTCTCGGTTGCCATATCCACTTCTAGGATCTGGAAGCCCATATGCTGCAAAGTCTGTATCATCTGTAGCCATTCGTCTCTACTCACCCTTTCGATTCACCCACTAGCAAAGCTCGCGTAGCATCAGCCCCGTGTGCTAGGTAGTAGTCATTGATATCCATACCTGGTGGTAGTGTAACAACAGTTGAGTTTAATATCTCATTAGCGACACGCTTAGCAAAGTCAGCACCTGGGTTGGACCCATCTTCCTTGATGTCATTATCGCCTACAACAAAGACAGTATCGTAGCCAGTAAATAGCTTGGGAAAGTGTGGCTTCCAGGACTGTACTCCAGGGACACCTACTGCTGGTATACCCACCATCCCGCTAGTAATGACTGCATCTAACTCACCCTCGCAGACAACTATGTATGGCGATAGTGGTAGCACATCTGCCACGTTATACAGGTGTGCCTTCTGCCCACTAGGTGAACCATACTTAGGCTTGCCATCATCTAGCCGACGGAACTTAAAGCCTACGCAACTGCCACCGGCGGTGATGTAAGGGATAGAGATCCATCCTTCATACATCTCGTGACCATTCATCGGATCAGTGACAGTGCCTAACTCAAAGCGAGCAGCTACTGTCTCAGATATCCCACGTTCGTTTAGTGCGACCAGAGTTTCCGGACTTACCTCCTGGGCGTATCGCCGCGCCGCTTCCAGTAGCAATTTCGACTGCGCGTTTGAGGCCATCCTTAAACTCCAAGTTCTCTATGATGCAGACTATGTTCACTGCATTTCCACCCTTACCGCAGGTGTGGCAAAAGTATAAGTTCTTATACGTATTGATTACCGCAGACCTGCGTGTGTCACTATGCAAGCAACACTTAACTGATACATCTTGTCCTTCTCGTACTTCCCCACCGAAGTAGGAAACGATAGGACCTATGGGGACTGAGTTTGCATCAGCGGAACCGGAACTCCCGCGACCTTTACCCAACCTTGACCAGTCTTGTGCTGGCATACGCATCCTTCACACTTCTCGTGCCAGTGTGTAGCACGCTTGATATGATTGAGTGAGTTCTCCTCACCTGCTTTCAGACAAGATTCACAGATCATTTTTTTCCTTCTTTGTCTTTTTGTTTCTCTTGTTCAAAATAAAACTCCCAAGTTTTTTCACCTAATACAATGTTGACCGCTTGATAAGCATAAACTAAAGCATTGGATCCGTCATAGTGTAAAGAGTTAACACCAAGTTGGTGAATAAAATCAGCAGTTTGTTTACGGTAGTGCTCAACACCCGCGTCAAAGCCAGCATTGTAGCCTTCATCAAATGATTGACTCTTTGCAGTTTCATAGCCTAGTCCAGCTAATCTTTTACGATTCTCAGGTAGGCCAATCTTGGTTGTCATTCTTCTACCAATTCATCTAATAGGTACTCTTCGACTGCTGATTCAGCATCAGCTTCTGCGATTGCTTCATCTAGTGGTACAACTTCTGGTACAAGTATCTCTGATGTTGTTAGTTCACCCTCTGGTACTGGCATTATTGTTACTACCTTTCCCCATCTCTGGGATTGACTCATCGGTTTACCGCGTTGTGCAGTACGCCGTCTATGACGAAGAGGCTTGATGGTCGCTGCCATCTGATTTCTCCTTTAACCATTGTGCTAGGTCTTGGATGACCCAGGCTTGACTTATCGGTGCGTTGCGACGCTTAACTATTACATAAGACAGTGGCACTTCTCCGATACCACGAGCCTTAGCGTAGTTAAGCGCCTCAACTTGTGCTTCTCTCCAGAACTCAGGCAACGAAAGAGTTGCTCGGTTCTTGAGTTCAAGGATGTAAGTTTCCCCTGCGATAACAGTAACGATATCGCCTTCATCCTTTGCCCCAGCCTTTGTCAGACGCTCTGCAATGGCACCCATCTTACGTAGCCACTTCATTACATCTGTCTCAAACTGAGAACCCTTAGTCTTGTTGTACTGACTCATCTACCAGTACTACCTTGTTGATCTTGTAGACAACGTTGCCTTCTTCATCCTTAACTAACTCGACAATACCGGACTGAAGCAGAGCACCAACGAAGTTGGTTAGGTCTACCTTGATTGCATCAACTTCTGCACGTAGTGCATTGAGGTCTGCACGCAGTGCCTCAATCCTAAGATTGTCTCGAAACTTATTCGATAACTCTTGTTCAGCCATTTAATTCCCTATCTATTCTTGGAGTATGTAATCTCCATTGTATCCATTTACTGTATCGTTTCTTAGCATAACACCCCACGCATTTTTATCCGATATCTGACAAGCAGCGTAGTTCACGAACAGTGTTACGTAGTCCTTGCCATCTGCAGCGTGTGGACCAAAGCGGTTCTTGACAACAGCTACCTTTAACTCACCGTTGGATGGGTCATAGCCAAGCGTTAAGATCAACGCCGGTAGCTGACTTACCTTGCCGTGAATAGCACGTCTAGCAGGTGGGTTAGATGGTGATCCATACTCACTCTGCTCAGATACGTGGTGTAGCACAAGTACGCAGGCTTCAGTCTTACGTGCCATATCGTGCAGTTCCATCATAATCGCACGTAAGCCAGCCCACTCATTGTCAGTCTCTGCTGCAACGTTCATTAAGTTATCTATAACTATTAACTCTGGAGCTATGCCATAGAGTTCTACATATGCTCTGATCTCTAACTCGATATCATCTAGTGATGGTGATGAATCAAAGACCCACTTGATATGTTCTAGTTTTCCAAAGTGTCTATCGTAGTAGTGCTTATCCTTAGATAAGTTTAACTCCACCGATTGTTGTGAATGACCAGAGGCAACAGATGCTGCTCTCATCATCACAGTTGTGGTATCAGTATCTGCTGAAAAGAAGAGCGTTGGTACATCTGCTTTCATCGCATAGACGAGTGCGAACATAGACTTACCGGCATTGGGAGCAGCAGCTACCATACAGACTTGTCCTCGCCGGAACTTAATCTGCTTCAGTGATAGTGCCTGCCACACGTCAGGAAGAGGTGTTGCCTTGGTAAGCACACCACTCCAAGCACGTGATAAGTCAAGCAACGCCTTCCCCCTTTAATGTTATACGTCGTTTACGTCTGATTAGCCTGCGTTCACCTTCAGTGATTCCTCCCCAGATACCGTGACTTTCATTCTGTATTCCCCACTCAGCACACTCTGCTTGATGTGGACACCTTCTACAAATTGATTTAGCCATAACCATTTCGGTACTATTGGAACCTCCAGTTTCCTTTTCAGGAAACCAGAAGTCACCACCTACTGAAGCGCAAGCAGGGTCCTCATAGAACCGAGGCTCGCGCACCTATCATCGAACCCAGATAGTGTCACACTTATCTGTCGCACCCTTTGGCGCAGCACACATATGACCCTTCCAAGATTTACCCTGAGCATTAGTACCTTCACGATATGACATTACTCCGTGACGACAGGACTGTGACCCTTCTGATGCAGGAGCAGAAGCAACTGGTGTTGCATTAAATGCAGCAGCTACTGATGCAACTGTTGGTGCTGGTGCTGCAGTGCTAGCACCTAGTTCGACACCGGTTGCCTTGATGTTCAATGCGTTCATAGCAAGATCTGCTAGTCCTGCTTCTAGTTCACCAACTGTTGCAGCATAAAGATTGATAAGTGTTCCATCAGATAACTTGTAGTTGACCTGAAACTTTGTTCCTTCTGTAGCCATTTACTTTCCTCCACTTGGTTTGATGTTTAGTCTTGCTGTCTCTTCACCGATACTTACTGGTATGTGACCGATAAGTTTCTTTACCATTTCCTTGTCAACTGTCTCACGACCTTTAACCTTTGTCCAACTGATCTCGATACCACTAGCTGTGACGCCTGTGGTTCCCTCAAAGGAAGCCTTCAAGGAATCTTTAATTGCTTCAAGCTCTTTAATCTGTGCATCTAATTGTAAGAAGTGCAGTGCATTCTTGTCAACCTCTTCGTCCTCAATTACTACATCACTAAGGACGATACGTTCTTTTTTTAGGCCAGTGCAACCCATCTCGCCAGACTCATCGTAGTACTGGCAGTAACTCTTGCAGAAGTTAGAATCTTTCTCTGGTTCTGGCAGTTCAGTAGATGCCTTGACACCTTCTAGCCAAGCAAGAGCAGTCAGTGCTACATCTTCAGAGTAATCTTCTGTATGTACCTTGACGTTCTTCTCATCGCCATCTCTAGCGATAGCCACAAGGTTTACTGTCTTTACCTCGTGACCATTCTTAGATAGTAGATAGCCATAGAGTTGTACCTGCCAACGCTGTTGCGTTGATGGAAAGTATGAAAGGTTCTTTACCTTAGAAGTTTTCCAGTCAATTACTGCGCCAGTACTAGGTATAAATAAATCTATATGTGCCTTCATATCACCGTGCTCAACTGCTGCTTCAACAAGGTAATCCTTGCCTTCAGGATCTAAGTGCTGGATAGCTTCTTCGATTGCTGAGTGAATAGCAGTACCCATAATCGCTGCTAACTTAGACTGGTTATCGTTGGTGTGTGGCTGTGCGTTCAACCGGTACCAGACCTTACGACGGCATCCACCTATCTCTGATGGACCTACCTGTGTCTGAGTACTACGATCACGAGAGGCATCCTTAGCGTGGAGTACTGTCAATAGTAGTTCTTTAGGATCTGTAATCATTGCGGGTTCCTTACGATAAATGCAGCCTCTGGATAGTTCGCTGCTTCCAACTGTTGTGCAATCTGCTCACGTAGTTCTATCTCCATAATGAATGGAGCTGCTGATCTGCGACCAGAAGATATTGCTTCTTCTAGTGCATACCTTAAAGTCTTTTCCATTATCGCTTATCTCTGTGCTGTAACCAAGCATCGAAAGCATACGCTGCTACGAAGCCAATAAGCAAACCGAATAAAAATCCAAGCATTT